CCCAGTACCATTATAAGTATCATATTCTCCAATATCTATACCTTTAGTAGTATCTGAGCTTGTTTTTCTTTCAACGATTGCAAGTCTATTATCATCATTAAACCATGCATAATAATCATTTGGATAATCTCTTTTAGCCATTATGTTAAATCTCCTGTTGAACTATCATCAGTATCACCTTTTAATAATTTATGAGGATCAGCTAATTTTGGTATTAAATTATATCTTGATACAGAGCTACTTGTATCTAATATTTCTACTCTAATTATATCAATTGTTCTTGAGGGAAGTTCATACCATCTTTGATCAGATATTAAGTCTGCTTTAGCAGAAACAACATAATGCTGTTTTTTTGATGCAATATCTAATAAAGCATCATTTATAATCTGCTTTACATATTCATGAGGTCTTCTTCCGTATAATGCTTGTATTTGATCTATTATATTTTTAACTGTCATCTTCTTGGTACTTCACCTCCTTTTAAAGCTTGTAATCCTTGCATATATTCTGCTTTTAATTTTGCATACATATCTGAATACATGGCATATAATTCAGTATCTTCATTATCAGCTTCAGTTGTAGAAAATTGTAATGCCATTTTTGATGCTACATATAAAACTACAAGAGGTTCTGCCTCATCTGGAAAGTTTACAATTGTATCAACATCTGCTACGCTTACACTTGGATATGAGATATGATGAACAACTGCTGTTTGATTTGCTGTTGGTGTTGGCTTGACATATAAAGTAGATGCATCAGAAGTGTTACCATCAATCCAATATACAGGATCAGATGCAGTTCCATAATAAATTAAATCTGACGAATCGGTTGCTAAACCACCATGCTTTGCAGATATTTCTCTAGCTTCAACTTGAAAGCCACCACTATCGGCAGAATCACGTGTTACATGTAATATTTCTCCCACACCATCCATATCCATAACAGTAGTAGTATTATCTAAAGTTGTTGCTGCCGAACACTTCGCTTTTAATTTTGCTGGAAGTTGATGTATAATTTCTCTACAAGCATCAGCAGCCCATTGATTACAAGCAGCTGAGTCTATAGTTCCCCCAACTAAATCAGTTATTTGAACATCAAAATTAGCCATTATCTTTTATTCCTATCAGCTATATCTTGACCCATCGTAGTAGTACTTAATTCTACCTTTGTTGTTTTAGCCCATGTTTTTCTCATATTCACATGATTACGTGTATCATCATGATCTTTTACATAATGTCCACAATCACACCTCATCTCTGCTTTTGTTTCGCATTCTATTTTACTATTACATTTATGACAATAAAATATTATAGACATTATTTGACCTTCCCACCTTTTTTATACATTGGTTGATTTACCATTCCACCTCCATAAGCCTCATCACCTTCATAGATTTGTTGACTACGATCCATTGCATTTACCTCTGGAACTTTTCCAATAGTATTTAGTGGAATATATTCTAACTCTTGACCCATCTTATTAGCCTCTAATATAGCAGGATTTTCAGATTTCACAAGACTTGGTTCTTCTGTTGGATAAGGTATATCTTGACCACCTTGTGGTGTAATTTTCTTAGGCATTATTTTTTACTCCTATCTCTAGCATCAGACATTGGTATATCTCCATGCTTATTAATGTATTCTAATATTTCAATTGAACCCCTATTGACAGAATTTTTATCTACTAATCCTCCATGTGAAGCCAATTCTCCTTTATGTATAATTTGATAATCTTCTGGATTTTCATTTAAAGCTAATAATTCATCTTGATGCATTCTTGCAGCATTATTTTCATTAGCATTTATAATAATTTCATCACCCTCTGCTATAAGTGGAACACCACCTTCTTCATGAGTGTTCCCTAAAATCTCTCCACCCTTAGGATATTTTTTCCATTTATTAGCCATTATCTTAAACCTCCTCCTATTCTTCTATTACCTTTATGTTTTTTACCTCTTTTCCTGCTTGCATCAGGAGATAAATTCCACTTATCTGTCTTTGCATTATAAATAAAATCTTCTTTCTCCCACTTACATATACATCCTATATTCTCATGATATTTACCATCAGATACTTCTGTAATTAAATTTTCATTATAATATGGGAACATACAATTTAGAGCCTCTCCAACAACAAATATACTTGCTGATATTATAATCTCTTGCATCATATTTATTTAGCTCCTTTATTAGTTATAATTTAAGGCTTGTTAAGGGGAAGCCCTTTATACGACCTCCCCTACAGTAAGCTAAACTGTTAACTTTTATTTATTCAAGTTACGAAGCAAATAGTAATGTACCTGTAGCTGCACCAGCAGTTACACCAATGTCACTATTTAATTTAGTAACATTAACATACCAATACCCATCTCTTTCACATACAAACTCAATAGCTGAGCCAAATGATAAGAAATTAACTGTATCATTAGTTGGTGTAAATACTAGATTAGTTTCATCAGCTGCTGAAACATCATAAGTAATTTTATTACTTGATGTTGTTGGAACAACACATCCAGTTTCCCATTTATCAGAACCAGCACAATCAAATGTTAATGCATTTGTTCCTCCTGCTGGGTCTTCAGCCATTGAAAAAACACAAACTGCGCCTGCAGTTGCTGGTGGCAAAGTAGCTGCAAGAGCTGCTGCACCAGTATATGTAGGTGAGTTTACTTGATTTACAACAAGTGTACAAGCATTAGATGAAACAGATGGAGCTCCTACGCTTAATCCAAAATATGAACCAAGTGTACCTTTTGCCCATCCTTCATTAAATGCATTACTATTCGGATTTAATTTATCACTTCTCATAATTAAACTCCTTGTAAGTGTATTAGTGCATGAGTCTCAGGAAGAGTTATTTCAAGACCTGCTTCTGTTAGAATCATATCTTTACGCAAATCTTCATCAGCCTGTTGCACGTTAGTTGTAATTGATGTATCACGATTAATACCATTACCTACTAAAGGTCTATAAGATACATGATCTAAGTCAACTAAACATAAGAATCCAGCTGATTGACCTCTAAATAAAGGCTCTTTCACCATAGATATATCACCATGAATAGTTTCTAGTTTCATTATTTTATGACCAAAAGCACCATCACTTTTATCAAAGTTATATGCTGCTTGAGTACTAGCTGTCGAAGCATCAACAAAACTATTGTTACCCAACTTATTGAAGTGAGAAATAACAGGCAAGCTTGCTAATGCAAGTTTACTGCTTCCACCACCACGAGCTGGATCAAAGATTACTTCAAAGTCACTAAGCAAACTGTCATAAGTCCAATTTGCTGCTGTGATTGTTTTTAAATAACCTTTATCTTCTGTATAAGATACTTGAGCTTCATCAGCTAATTGACCTTGAGAGTTAGCTATTATATGACCTGCAATACCATCAGTATAATTTATACTGTTAGTACTTCCTCTCATTCCAAATAACATTGCTCTTTCAATATCAACTTTATGTTCACGTAACTTTAAGTTCCAAATACGTTGCCATTCATCAGCATAACCACGATAAACAGTTGCACGTGAAGTATTAGTCATTTCACATGCTGTTTTGAATATTTGAGTATATCCATAATCGTTATCAAGCTTTTGAGACCATACATCTGGAGCTCCTGAACCTTCTTCAAATGAAGTTCCAACTACAGTACATTTTGCATCATCAGGCACTGTTAAAGCTGCACTAGATGCTTTTGCTATTGTCCTAACAGTACAAGTTGTTGTACTTCCTGAATCTGAAACAGATTCGATCCTAACCACACACCATTCTGGTTGCGCAGTAGATGTATCAACTGTACCACATGTTACTACCATTCCAGGTATTAACCAATCTACAGATGCTCCACCAACAGTATCAAAAGCAGTACTAACAGTGCTTCCTATAGCAGGAGCTGTAAAACCACCTGCTGAAAGAAATGCTCTATCAGTAATTGATACTTTAGTTCTGTCTTCTAAAAAACGAAACTGAGAGTCTGAAGTTGGCACTTTACCTACTTTAGACAGATACACGAAAAATGGTGACTCATCTGGTTGTAAATCTGCAATACGATCACTAAAATCAAACAGTCGTCTTGTATGAAAATCGGTATTACTGACCCCAGGAGTACGTGACCCATTAGCCGATAAACTGCCTCCACTATATGTTGCCATTTTATTCCCCTTTATTTATTTATTTTAATACATTTGCTCTTTTACCAGCATTCATTACAGAATCCCACATCGCATCCGTTTCAGACTTTCTCTCAGGCTGATGTCCCTGAAGGATACCAGCTGGCTGAGGGCTAGCTTGAGTTTGACGAACTTGATCTAATGGATTACCAGTAGTTGTTGCTGGGCTTTGAGAAACAGCACGCCACATTTTTAGCACATTATCTAAGCCATATTCAGATGGATGCTTATCAGCAAATTCAAAGAATGAATCTTGGTCTTCTTTAGATAATCCATGATTAGCTAAATCATTACGAAGACTTGCTCTTCCTTGCTGCTCTTTTATTCCACCTACAGCTTGATTAACTGCACTACTTATATTGTCCTGCATCTCTTGCATCCTATATTGATAGGATTTTGATGATGGGTCATTATAGGCTTCCCAAGGATCAAATTCATCAGGCTTTAAAGCAACACGTTGATTATTGGCATTTGGTTGACCACCTATTTCTCCAACAAGGTTTTGCACCAAGTCTGGACGTGATTCCAAAAATTTTCCAATCTTCTCGTACTGTTTAAGCTGTTGATTTTCAGCGTAGAGTTTATCCTTTTCAGATTGGTGGTACTTAGCTTGAGACTCCCAATCTTTTGAAGAATCCTCTTGTTGAATCGTTCCTTCATCTTGCCCTACCTCTGTATTTTCGATTTCACCACTTTCGTGATTATCGACAACAGAAGCGATAACGTCTTCATTTGACATGTTAACTCCTTTGTTATTGCTATTTCTCTTTCTTATGAGTTTGACTACGTTTCTCTGCCTCTGTGGCTAAACGTAATTTCTCAGATTCGAGTTTAACAGCGTTTGATAGTTTATCAATAGAAACTTTATTTTGTGTCTTAGAATCATACTCTTGAGATTTAAGTTGAGTTTTAAATTTCTCAACCTCTGTTCTTTTACGTGATTGAACAGCCTCTCTATGAGCAGTTTGTAAATCACCATTTAATTTTTTAACTTCTTCTTGTGCTTGCTGCAATTGAGATTGTAATTGCTGAATAAGATCAGTTCTTTGCAATACACCTTCTTTATCAAATATTTCTGTCTTTTTCAATGCCTCTACCTTATCTATAAGTCCTGCTTGGAAGGCTTCCATATACACATTCCATTCTCCCCATTTATTTGATGGCATAGTAGAATTACCAATAATACGTATATCAAAATTTCCAACAGTTAAATTATTTTCTATTTCCATTAATTCTTTTGTCTTATCATCATATAATCTTTTATTTACTGTATATTCATTAATATCATTATTAGGTTGAACAATCCTAAATGTTTTTTGAAAATTATAATGTGATTTAGATAAATGGAATATTAACTTACCTAATCTTTTTAAACTTGCCTCAACATCTCTTAGTTTAGACTTTGAACGTCTTTGACCAAAATCTTCCATCATCATTGTTCCAGACGATGTTCTAGGTGCTGATTCAGTATTTCCCTGCTGCATCTCAAATATTCCAATATTTAAATCTATATAATGTTCCACCATTTTTGGTAATTGTAATATTGAACTTGCTAAGGGTTGTC